AGAAGCGCGAGAAGAAGATCAAGGCAAACGGCTACAGCCAGCGCCACGAAAAGCGTCTCGCCGCATCAAGCAAGAAGGACAGGCCGTTAAGGCTTCGCCGCACGCCGGGATTCTACGAAGCCGCCGCGCGACTCGCTGGCTTTGAGGCGATCGAGCGCGACCGGCGTGACGGGTTCCTGCATGAACTCACGACCAGCCTTGTCCGCCAGTTCGATGCTATCGCCGTCCAGCGCTTTGAAGTCGCTCCGTTGATGGAGAAGAGCTCGACAAAAAAGAAGCGCCGTCTGGCGCGGATCGAGAATGCGGTCGAGCGCAATGCCGCTGCGGAAGACACGAAGAAGCAGCGGCCGATGAAACCGGTCCGCAAGCTGATGCGCCGCGTCGCCATGGCGCGGTGTGGCCAGCTGCTGGAATACAAGTTCAAGGATCTGCGCGGTCCCGACGCCTACCAGGAAATCAACAAGCATCACGTGAACACGAGCGCAAGCTCGGTGACAGGCACGGTTTTTCCGGAATGGAAGGATGGGCGCAGGGTTGTTAGAGCGACAGAGACCTTACCTGACGGAGGCATCGCAACCACCCATCTACCGCGCAACCGGAATGCCGCGCGATTGGCAAAACGCGAACTGGACGTTCGCCGCAAAGCAAAGAAAGAGCAAGTCTGATGTTCCGCGGCCGCCTGGGGTTGGAGAAAATCCGTATACCCTACAATTCGCGTCATGCACTCGTGTGGCTCGATCGCGGGCGTCTTGACGTCGCCGACGGCTGTCTGCGCTTTGTCACTGCAGGCGGATCACTTGAGGCTGGAGAATACGAGATCCCGCACGAGGCGATCAGCATGGTGCTGCTTGGGCCGGGATCGAGCGTTACCCACGACGCATTGCGGATACTGGCCAGCCATGGGACGGCATTGGCCGCGATCGGCGAGGGCGGCGTCCGGCTCTATACCGCGCCGCCGCTGATGACGGCGAGCTCGTCACTGGCGCGACGCCAAGCATCGGCCTGGGCCTCACCTAAAGACCGAATCGCTGTTGCCCGCAAAATGTATGCGCTGCGCCTGGGTGAAATCTTGCCGCACAGGCAGATCGAAGTCCTGCGCGGCATTGAGGGTGCGCGTGTCAAAAAGGCGTATTTGCAAAAAGCTGAGGAATTCGGTATCGACTGGCGCGGACGTCGATATGACCGTGCAGACCCGCAGTCGGCCGATGCTCCGAATCAGGCCATCAACCATGCCGCCAGCGCTGTCCGGTCAGCCGCGGCCATTGCCGTGATGGCGACCGCAACCATCCCGCAGCTGGGCTTCGTCCATGAAGACAGCTCCCAGGCGTGGATACTCGATGTTGCCGATCTCTATCGGGATGAGGTGACGCTGAACATCGCATTCGGCGCAGTGAAGGATGCAGCCGGAAATCTTGTCACGCTGGAGCGCGCTGTGCGCCTTCGCGCTGCAGCCGTTTTTGATCAACAGAACGTTATCCCGTCCATGATCGAGCGCATCCGCACACTGTTGAGCGAGCCATGAGCCATGCCCTGACCGTGATCATCACCCGCGACGTCGAGCCGCGTTATCGAGGGCTGCTCAGATCGGCGATGCTTGAAGTCGCGGCAGGAATATACATCAGCACAAATTTCAATCGCGAAGCACGTGACAGGCTTTGGGAAATAGTATCGCGTTGGCACAAAGCATTGAATCGCGGGTCTGTCATCATGATTTGGCGCGACAGAAGCTCTACCGCCGACATAGGTTTAAAAACACTTGGAAAGACGACGCGAGATTTTGCCGAAACTGACGGATTGCTGTTGACGCGACTCAATTTATAGAATAGTCATTTGCTCACCGCTTCGGCGGTCTAGGGTTTAGTCCGCAGCCAAAAGCTGCACGCGCCCGAAGTTAAGCCCGCCGTAAAGTCTTTTCAGATTTTAAGGCTGCCCTTGTAAGACCTGCCACATTTCCAGGCAGGCAGGGGCATCGGAGCCCCCTCTGTCGGCGGAACGTCGCAAGACGGTCTACGAGACACGGGGCGTTGAAGGGGGAATCCTTGTGTGCTTAGAACGACCGATCTTTGAAAATCTGGAGATGCGACAGCGACTTAGCTGCTAGAGGTCGCCCTAAGCGTGCGGGGACGGACGCTTCTTCCCGAACGCCGTTCGGCTGCCTGCATCGGTCGCCCTAAGCGTGCGGGGACGGACGCCATTATCGACGAAAGGCGAGAGTCTCAGTCCCGGTCGCCCTAAGCGTGCGGGGACGGACGGCCGCTCTGGGATGAAGTTCCGCGCATCAGCACGGTCGCCCTAAGCGTGCGGGGACGGACGATGATCCCGACAGTTTCAGCAAGTTTTGTGCAAGGTCGCCCTAAGCGTGCGGGGACGGACGTTACACTCAGATATATGAAATCTTAATCATCACGGTCGCCCTAAGCGTGCGGGGACGGACGTCGGGATGGACAAAAAAGCCTCGCCGACCGCGCGGTCGCCCTAAGCGTGCGGGGACGGACGCCGGTTCTTAAATGAAAGGAGAGCCTACTCATGGGTCGCCCTAAGCGTGCGGGGACGGACGTCTTAATGATGCGCTCGACACAGTTGCTAAATCGGTCGCCCTAAGCGTGCGGGGACGGACGGTCGACAACGCGAATCCGATAACCGATAAACAGGGTCGCCCTAAGCGTGCGGGGACGGACGATCTACAAGCAGGTCGAGGCAGGCTTCGTCGAGGGTCGCCCTAAGCGTGCGGGGACGGACGGGCCGAGCACCGGATCGGCTTCGACGCGGTGGAGGTCGCCCTAAGCGTGCGGGGACGGACGGTCTAACTCCAAAAAGTCCCGCACTTCATCAAGGGTCGCCCTAAGCGTGCGGGGACGGACGCGTGTCATAGGTGAAGCAGTCCTTGATCATGGGGTCGCCCTAAGCGTGCAGGGACGGACGAACGTCGGACGTCAGATCCTGATATTCTTCTTCGGTCGCCCTAAGCGTGCGGGGACGGACGTCAGCGCGGGTCTTAGCAGTCTCAAGACTGCAAGGTCGCCCTAAGCGTGCGGGGACGGACGTCAGCGCGGGTCTTAGCAGTCTCAAGACTGCAAGGTCGCCCTAAGCGTGCGGGGACGGACGGTCGACAACGCGAATCCGATAACCGATAAACAGGGTCGCCCTAAGCGTGCGGGGACGGACGGCGGCCAAGACAAGCTACGAGGCCGTATCGGCGGGTCGCCCTAAGCGTGCGGGGACGGACGCCCTTCGAACCCTTCTTCTCCTTGAGTCTTTAGGGTCGCACTGAGTGCGCGAGGACGGACGCTGGATGGCTTAAGCAGCAGGTATTTGCTCTGAGGTCGCCCTGAGTGCGCGGGGCGGACGGAAGGGGAAAGGACACGACGATGAAGGAGCTCGTGCGGTCATGATGCGTAAGGTGGACGAATAACGGGCAATGCGCAGGCTATTGCAGCTTGCACAGTGCATCCCAGGCAGCATTGTGCTCGCGGATCTTTTTCACCAGTTCCGGCCGATCCAGCTTTTGAGAATACAGGATAGGCTCGAAAGCTTCGCAGGCCGTGTCGACAACAGACTGCCGCGCCGGCTGCTCACACAAAATCCCCTTGCTGACGCCGAGCACCTGCAGATCCAAAAGGCAAACACGCTCAGCCGCGTCAGTCGATGTTGTATGGATCATCAGGATCAGGCTCGCTATTAGCAACACGCTTACGCGCTGCACGCGCTTCCCGAATGCGGTCATTTGAAATCTCTAATGCCTGAAGGATTGCTTTCGCTTCGCCCGCCGCGATCAGCTCACGCTCGCGCAGAAACGTCACGACGATCGTGACGGCCTGCAGCATGATCCCGATCAGCTTCAGCCACTGCATAGCCGATCAGGCGCTAGTCGACGGCGCAATCGTCTTCTTGGCAAAGGCGCGGCCATAGAGGCTGACCAGGCCGAGCAGACCAATGACAGCCCCCGCAATGAGCTCCGGCCCTTCCGCTATGATGGTGTCGGCCGCGCCATCACTCAAGAATCCGGTGCTGACCCCAACGCCGACAAGCACTTGCAGGATGCTGCTCCAAATCGTTCTCGATGCATACCATGGTTTCGTTTCGCCCATGCCCATCACTCCCGTTAATTAACCGCCAAACGCGGCCATGTGTATGATCCTATTTTGCCGTCAACGGCCAGGCCTTCGCGAGTCTGGAACCCTCGCACGAGGCCGTCAAGCAGCGGACCAAAGCCGGCCTCAGCCGTCAGCTCAGTGAGCAGTGCTTTCTTTGCAATCTGCACCGCCGCCTCTGCGGATCCCTTCATGAGTAGCGGTCGCACGATCACTTCAGGCGCATCAGCAATCGTCAACGACCTGCCCCACTTCCATGTAGCTGTGTGATCGTAGAGATCCTTCTTGTCCACCACCGAGACATGAATGTGCCGATCGTGAGGATTGACGCCGGTGTATTTCCGCCAGGCCGATGAGATCGAGGGATTCCAGATCTTGCGGTTCCAGATGATATATTTCAGCCGCGTATCGCCGCTCGCCTTCAACGCTTTCGCAATCGCCTCGCCGTCCACGCCGTTACGCGGGTCATGGGTGATATCGAGCGCAGTGACTACGCCCGTTTTGCCGTCCTTCACCCACGGATTATGATCGCTGGCGCGGCTGGTGTGCGCGGCATCGCCAATGGTGCCATCGGAAATCTTGACACGCCTGGGTGCGGCCTCGTTGATTTGCTGTCGCAGCTTATCGAGCGATTTTGCAAGACGCCAGGCCATGGCCACCCCAATCTGATTTTGCAATTGTACAGACTTGCATTATCAGATTGCACAGTATCGTGCAAATGCACAGATCAGTGTGCAATTTCAAACTGTCTAGACTTGCTGCGAATTTCACTCTAGAATTTCACGCAACATCGCTGGCCGCAACCGGAGGAAGCAAATGAAACGTTCACAATTCAATATGCGCGTGAAACCGGAATTCATGGAAGAGATTGAAAATTGGCGAGCGAAACAGCGACCAATTCCGAGCGCTTCAGAGGCCATTGTGACGCTCTGCATGCGTGCAATTCGGGCTGAATATCGCAGTGCACAAGACGCCGATTTGCTGCGGTGCTCGGACCCCAAAGTGCAGTGCACAAATAAGGCAAAATGATGGTTATATATCAGGCCTAATAAGACCAAAAAAAGGTATTGTTGCGACACGGTTGTATTTCACCCACCTAAGCTAGAAACTTCCCTCATTATTCACGAAAAAGTGAACGATTTACAAACTAATGGTTGTATTGACACGCTTGACAGTCTAGACAGTCTAGCGTATACTCAAAGACATTAAGACGGCCAGCCGGCCCTGAGCAATCCCGAAGTAGACGAGCGCAGGTGAGCGCAAGATGCGAAAAGCAGAACCCAGAACCGACGAAGCGGAACAGGGGGACAACGGAGGGAGGCAAAATGAAACGGACATCCGGCGGCCCGAGCGAAACACCGGAGAGGAATCCGGTGTCGTCGGCGCGTGGCTGCGCCGGCCTGATGAGCAGCCCAAAAGGAAACTATCATGAAACTGAGAACAGCTTCGATCCTCCGTCGTGCGGCACTTGAAGGCACTGATCTGGAACCGAAACAACCGGCCCCTAAGATCAATCGCGGTGAGCCCCGCAAGAAATCAAATCTGCATGACAGAGTGTTACGTGAAGTTATTCGCAATTCATAAATCGCGAAACCTAGCCGGAGCGTTACAGCGCTCCGGCGATGGTCGCCAACCGGTCGCGCGGTTGGCCTGATGAGCAAGCGAAAGAGGAAACTGACCAATGCCTAGAGACGAACAGTACCTGAGGGATGTGGCGCAACAATACGTCGACGGCCTACTCAGCCTTGACGAAGCGATTTACATCCTAGCTGGCAATGAGACGCTGACCGATGACCAGAACGCAATGGTCGATCAGGCCGTCGCGGACTGCCGAGATCATGGTTCACAGATCATGATACATGCATCACCGGTGCGCGGCGGTCAGCCTGACGAAAAAGCCTGTGCCTACCCGCACACCTCTAGTGGCATCGTCTGGTGCTACATCAACGCAGACGGCTTCTGTATCGCCAGGGGTATCAGGGAATAAAGCGAAACCGGCACCAGAGCGTTACAGCGCCTTGGTGCCGGTCGTTTCGGCGTAGCGGCCGAAGCCTGATGAGCAGCTACACAATCACACAATCCCGCCGAGCCTTCAAGGGCAACTCGAAACCTTGGAGGAACGATGTTTCACAATCCATCACTGCAGAAAGCGCAAAGCGAGCTCGACACAGCCCGTTTCGAACTGACGCTGACCATCTTCGCGGCCGAACGGTCCGGCGATGACGCGGCAATCAGAGCGGCGCAAGAGCGCGTTCGGCTGGCGCGGTGCCGGCAGGACGACAAAGCGTTACGCGCGCTGCAGATCTAGCCCCTTGGCGCAACCGGCAACGGTTGCCCTTGCAGGCTCGGCAATCGAAGCCTTTGAGTGACCGCACGAGGCGCAGGAACGCCCCGCGCGGTCTGATGCAATCCTTAAACAGCAAGGACTACACCATGACTGAAAAATCTAAATCAACGCCGGGACGCGGGCAATATGCGCTCGCTCTAATCCTCGGCACACTCGCATTCTTAGCCGGCGGCATCTCGCTCAAGATGAATGCTGATTTCGGGATGAAGTCAGGCCTGATCATGGCCGCGATCTTCATCGTCTCGGACTGCGCAAAGATCATCTTGCCAATGGTCGCGGCCGCAATGCCCGGCCCGGCAATCAAGCGCCGTCTGGCCTATGGCGTCGCCGTTGCCATCTCACTGATCGCGGCGACGTCCTATCTGCTGGAAACACAGGCCACCCGCCTGTTGCAATCCCAGGCGCACGACGCGGCCATCGCTGACGCCCGCATCGATGCCGCACGGCTCCGCCAGGAGCTCGCCGGCATCACTGAAACCCTGAACGTCGCAGCCCTCGAAAAGCTTGCGGCGAACAGGAAAGCCGCCGCCGACCGCGAAGCGGAACGCGGCCATTGCGGCCCGAAATGCGAAGGGCTGAAAACCGAGCATGACACACTCATCGAGCGCGCCGGCCAGGCCAGGCGCCGCGACCGCCTCGAAAGCGAGCTCGCAGCGCTCACCGCCACGATAAAGGACGCCCCGGCAGAAGCCGTCGGAGCATCCGCAACGCTCGCCGGACTGACCGGTGGCGACGCCGACCAGATCGCAACGCAGGAAGCCCTCATCAAGGCAATCGCGATGCTGATCATCCTGGAACTGCTGGCCACCTTTTCGGGCGAGGCCGGCAATCTGTTCATCTCGACATGGAAGAGCCGCCGGAAGCCGGCGAAAGCTGCGCGGAAGGAAACGAAACCCTCCGGCGTCGGACGAAAGGCGGACGAAATTTCGGGCGAAATCTCGAAGTCGTCCTACTGGATGAAGCGCCTGGCAAAAGAGCAGCCAGCGCTTGCTGCCAGCGTCATCGCCGGCGAAATTTCGTGCTACAAGGCCTGCATCCAGGCCGGGATCCGGAAGGCCCCCGAAATCGGCAAGGGCAAAACGAAATCGGATTGGACCAAGCCGGAAGCCTATGTGCAGGAAACGGAAGCCGTTGAGGCTTGAGGCCGACAATGACGACGACAGAATAGAGCCCTGCCAGAGCAATCTGAGCGGGGCTTATTTTTTACCTACTTGACCAAACGGCCATTGGATACATATATTACATGTATTCAAAAAGAGGATCTGAAATGGCTACCTCAATCCGCCTGGAACCTGAAACCGAACATCGTCTTGACGCGCTCGCCGCGCAAACCGGCCGCAGTAAATCCTACTATCTGCGTGAACTAATTGAGCGCGGCATCGCCGATCTTGAGGATTACTATCTCGCAACTGACGTTTTGGAACGCATCCGCAAAGGCGAAGAATCTATCCTGAGTAGCGAGGAGATCTGGCGTGGCATGGACGATTGAATACGCCGCCTCAGTTCAGAAGTCTGCTCGCAAGCTGAATTCAAGGACACGAAAACGTATCCGCGACTATCTCGAAACACGCGTCGCCGCATTGGATGATCCGCGCAAATTAGGCATGCCGTTGAACGGCCTGCTCGGCGGGCTCTGGCGCTACCGTGTTGGCGATTACCGCATCATATGTGAAATTCAGGACGAGCGCTTGCGTGTGCTGGTGCTGACAATTGGCCACCGGCGCCAAGTTTACGAAGGCCGGTAATTCATTAGATGGGAGGTAATCAAATGAGTGATACTGGATTGGGCTTCGGTTATTTGGCAATTTTACTGCTGATCTATTTTCTTCCGGCCGTCATCGGTTTCAGTCGCGGACACGTTAACGCTGGTGCAATTCTGGTCTTGAATCTGTTTCTTGGCTGGACTGCACTCGGCTGGATTGCAGCGCTCATATGGAGCTTCATGAACTCCGCAAAATTGAATCGCGAAACCCGCACATGAGTGACATCAGACATTAACTTATTTTCGAAACAAAAAGCCCAAGCCCGCACGAGAAATCGGTGCGGGCTTATTTTTTTGTGCTCTCAGCTTCCTGCTGTTCCAGCCACTCTGTAACAATCAAAAAAATCAGATTGCTGATGGTTCGCTTTTCCGCCTTGGCGTAAGCGGTTAGCTTTTCTTTCATTTTCGGATCCAGGCGCACATTGACCTGATCGGTTCGCTTTGTCATGCGACGATACTATTAATACGCATTGCTAGCTCAATGATAATCTCGTAAGATTATGCTAACATTCCTAGCAAGTGTAACATATTGGCGTTGAAGGGTTTCAAAAATGGAAGAGCGCAAAAGCCTCTCCGAAGTACTGTTAATTGCCAAAGACGATACCGGCGAAGCGCGTTGCGTCAATCTTACTGGCATTGCGATCGAGATCGTCATTCCTGCGCCAAAGGCGCATAGCGGCACGGCCGATCTAATGCGCCGTCTGGCTGAAGCTGTCGAAGGGCTGGAATTTTATGCCGATAAGAAGGGCTATGCGCGGCGTGGACGCGGCCAGTCGAAGGTGCAGGCGGATGGCGGCGACGTGGCAAGGGATACGCTTGAGGCGATCAGGGAAAATGAACACGACAAGGTTGAATGAAATGAAAATCCCGCTGTCCGTATTCATCATCACGAAGAATGAAGAATCCCGAATCGCCAGGACGATTGAAGCTGTCAATCAGTGGGCCGACGAAATCATCGTTGTCGACAGCGGCAGCACAGACAGCACTGTTGAGATTGCGAAATCATTGGGCGCATCAGTTCATTTTCGTGACTGGACCGGCTACGGCCCGCAAAAGCGCTATGCTGAGGGATTGTGCCGCAACCCATGGGTTTTCAACATCGATGCCGATGAGGTGGTGACGGATAATTTGGCGGCAGAGATTCGCAAGCTGTTTACTGATGGCACACCAGATGCAGCGGCATACAACACCCGGATTCTAACTGTCTATCCCGGACATGATCGTCCGCGGCCGCTTGCCAACGATTACAATGTCGTGCGGCTCTATCATCGCCGGATCGGCAGCTATTCAGATCATCCTGTGTTCGATCGCGTTGAGATTGGCAATTGTAAACCTCGTCAGCTCAATGGTCCGATACATCACCATTCCTGCACTTCAATCGATCATGCCGTTGAAAAGGCAATGCGGTTTTCCGCCTTCCGCGCATCCACAACCAAATCTCGCTCGCGTAAGACTCTGCTTGCCCGGCTGGCGTTTGAAGGACCGCTGACATTTCTGAAATTCTATGTCGGGCGCAGACACATAACTGGCGGCTGGCAGGGCTTCTATTTTTCGCTTGTTGGCGCATTCATGCGAACGACCCGAATAGCTCGATTGCTGGAGACGCGGTGAGCTTCGATCGCCTCATGCCCGAGGATCGCCCCCGCGCCGGGTTTCGATAATTGCATGAAGAATTCCCTGTTTGAAATCTTCCGTCTGAGACAACAGGCAAGAAAAAACCGCGCTGTGGCGGCTGTACAGTAGACTGTGTTGGATTGCCAGTTAGACTGGTCTGAAGTTTTAGAAGCTATGTGCTATGGAATGATTGCTACAGTCACACCTATCCACTGTCCCGAACCTCCATTTAGGGCGAACGTCCCCGGATTCTCGCTCGCTGCTTCAAGTTCGCGCCTGGCCGATGCATGCTGAACTACAGCCTGCCCGAAAGTATCGTGTGTATGCACCAACTGATCTGTGTAATCTGTGGGAGGTGTTGGCGCGGTTGTTCCCGCCAGGTTTGCAGCACTAAAGGCAGCAAGCCACAATATCTTTGAGGCTCCGCCCAAAGGCGACAAGTTCGGCGGGTCTGCCGTCGCTGAATTACCGGTCGCTGTTGCAGCTTCAAAGCCTGATACACCCGATAGCCGGTAAGAACTTGTCCCCCATTGGGAAGAAGCACTGGCCGTGACATTTACAGTTGAACCCTCTCCACCGTCCGCCGTTCGCGTAAAAACTGCGAAACGACGCATATTTCCGCCGCCAACAACATTGAAAAGCTCTGTCCATCCAGAGGGTGTCGATACCGTAGTTGCACCAGTATTATTCTGAACAGCTACGAAGATAAGCAGTTCGTCTCCCGCCTCTATGTCTGCGGGGAGGGGTACAGCGAAAGTCGTTGAAGCCGTAAACCCTGTTGTTCCGCCCTGATTTGTAGTGAGGACAGACGGAAAATCAGTTGTGTCTCCTCCACCAGCCGCCATCATCAGCCCCGGAAACATCCCCGGCAGAAAATTCGCTTTCTGAACAGGTGCTGGCTGGACGATCGCCGGTTTTGGCGGCAGCCAGATTTTCGGAGGAAGATCCCAGGTCATGCCGGACTCCCATCAACCGCGGCCACGATAAACTGGCCAGCCGCACGACAATAAATCGTAAGCAGATAACCCTTCGTCGTCGTGATGTCATCGAGCGTGGGCGGCGTTCCCCCATACTGGCTGCCGAACGTCAATTCGTCCGGGCCGCCATCGCTGATGACGAAAACCGTTCGGAACGTTCCGGGGATTTCATTTGTTGGATTGCCGAGAATGCGATCCGTGGTAATCGTCAGTGTGAAGTTGATCCCTGCCGTCCAGTCTATGGCGACCGTGGCAGCATCGGTGAGCGCCACCAGCGCCGACGCGCTGGTTAGCAGGTCCGCCGTCAGCACCTTGTTGGACGCCGAGGCCCGGACATTGGCAGCAGTGGCCTTATCCACTGCCACGTCATTCGCATTCGCCAGGATGCCGGTTCCCGCTCCAACATCGAAAGTCCGGTTCGCTGACAGGTCGCCGCCGCCAGTCAGGCCCGCGCCTGCCGTTAGCGTGCGTGACGCCGGAACCTCGCCATCTGCGCCGTCCTGCCCGTCGTCACCATCAGCCCCCGCCCGGTTCGGCTGAAAATTCACGACAACGCCATCCGTGAACGACGTTTCGCCAGCGTGCGCGCTGATCGTCAGCGTCACATAGCTCGCGGGCGATCCATCCGCCGCCGCGCCATCAATCTGCCAGCTCGCCTGGGTGTTATTGTCGGGATCAGCGAGTAAGAACGTATCCTTCACCGTCCGCGCCGCGTCGAACAGTTCCAGAAGCCGCGCCTCGATGTCGGAGCCGCCAGCATTCTCGACAGAAACATAAGCCTCGGTCGCCGCGCTCAGATCGGCATTGTTGAAGCGGATCGAGCCCGCAGACGGTGGCGCAGATGTCTCGCTCTCAAATGTCAGCGCATATCCAGCGTCTACGTTCTGCACCAGCGCTGCAATGTCCGTCGCGTCAAATTCCTGCGCCCGCCCAATGCCAACATACCGCCAGACGCGCGAGAAGCCGCCCTTGGTAGCCGTGATCCGGTAAGCCCCGCCGACAGCATGAAAGGCCGCAAAGCCTTCGCTATCGGCTGTGATGGGATTGCCGAGCGGCACAGCACCGTCACGGTCGGAAAAAAGCGTAGCCAGTGGCGCACCCGCGATTTCACGCTGTACGGTGACGCTCGCGCCGTCCTGAATATTCCCGGCCTCATCGACAATTGTCGATTGCCACCGCGCTAAAACCATCGTTCAAAATCTCCAATCATGCCGGCGATCCTTCGGCTTCACGCCACCTGATCACTATGATTCCCTGATAACCGTCACCGCCACCGTTACTGGAATTCCCGCCTCCACCGCCACCGCCACCATATGGACCGCCCTCACCGCCACGGTTGCCACCCACCTCGCGACCGCCACCGCCGCCACCGCCAGGACCGGCTGAAATGATTGGCGCAACGGTCTGAGTCCAGATCTGTTCCCCCGCGCCACCGGCGCCGACCGTATCACTCTGTCCGCCGCCACGTCCGCCGCCGCCCTGTTGACCGCTCGGCTGGCCACTCGTGCCGGCGCCGAAACCGAAACGATTATTCCCGCCGTCACCGGGCAGCTCAGAGCCTGACCCACCACTGACGCCGTCGCCGGTCTCGCCACCGTCTGCACCGCCGCCGCCAGCGCCAGAGCCGTTATCGTCCTGCTGATTGTTGCCGCCATTGCCGCCGTCACCGTTCGGACCGGCAGCACCAGCACCTCCGCCGCCGCCGCCTCTCTCGTCATCGAACGTCCCGCCGTTGCCACCGTCGCCCCCGGATGTTTTCAGGTCACCAATACCGTTGGCCGCCTGCCCTCCCTGTCCCTGGCTGGCACGGCTGACGCCGCCCTCGCCTCCTTCGGCGGCGACAAGACTTGATCCAAACGATGGACCGCCAAACCAGCTGTCACCGCCATTAATTGATCCCGTCGCGCCGCCTGCGCCGACACGATATTCCACAGTGGACGGAGAACCGGACAATGAGACATTTTCGCTCCTGGAAAAAGCACCACCGCCGCCGCCCTTGCCGCCCTGATTGCCACTCCCCTGATTGCTTCCTTTCCCACCGCCACCTATGACATTGATGGCGTTGTCTGCATCATTCCAGGTTTCCGGCACATCCCATTCGAGGACGCCGCCTGTGTTGAGCAGGAACACCACATTAACGAGGGTGATGACGCCTGAGGCGAGCATTTCCTCGGCCTCAACGTACACACGATCGGGCTCGACACGAACGTGAGTAATCTGGATCAGCGCGGGCTGCTCAACACCAGTTGAGTCCTGGTTACCCCACCAGGCGAGTTGATATCCGCCCGCCGGCGTGATCGCCACGTCGCGGAAAACCTCAAAGGCAAATGAGCGCGGTGGATCGCGGAATCGGCTGAGCTGAATACTGTTAAGCCTCGAGGCTGCCGTCTCGGTCTCAACCCATTGCGCCTGCACCTTGCGGATTTCCGCCGAGCCGTAGTCAGTCTCACGGTCCAGATCGACGTCAGCCAGCACAGCTCGGAAGTTGTCCTCATTGGCTGCGCTGTCGGTCGGATCGCGCTGACCGTAATAGGTCCAGATCTGGCTGATGCGCTTGCCTGGCTGCTCCTTGACCTTCAGCGATCCCTCAAGAATCCGCTCATGGCCAAAAGTCGCCGTATCTGTCGATATCTCGCGCAAGACGGCGAGCCTGAGACGCTGCGCACGATCATCCCAATACACCGCCAGCGCGGCTTGCTCGATCAGCTCGGAAACCAGTTTGCGCACGCTGGTCGGCTCGGTGATCGTGCGAGCGTAGATCACAGCGAGAAAGGCCGCCGTCTCTTCCTGCCAATCCTCGAGATCGATATATTCGGCAGGCACGCCGGCATAATCGGTCAACAGCTCATAAATGATGTCCGCCGCGTCATCGCCCGTATAACGCAGTACGAGCTGCGCCCGGTCGCCTGAATCGTGGCCCTCGGCAACAGTACCGAACTGCGCCCGCGTGATCGTCAGCACATCGGCAGATCGCGTGAAAGCGACAACCTCTTTGCCACCAAGGCAGGCCCAGCCGGACGCCGGATATTCGAGATCGCCAACACCGACCGGGCTGAGCGTCAGCGATACGGCCGCGTTGTCGATCGAGCCGGCCAGCGAACCGTTCGAGAGCGCCGGAGCCTGGGCCCGATCATCATCGGCAAACTTCAGGATATCCTTGGCCTCGATCGTGTAGACGCCGTTGAAATCAGGCCCGTCAGTACTCTCGATCACGTAATAGTAAATATCCATCTGCTCGATGGTCTGCCCGACCTGGCCACGGATCAGGCGCAGCTCACGCCCGCGCAGCTTGGTGCCGTAGCGGCCGCGCCACTTGCCGAAAAACGTGCCTTGCTCGAACGGCTCACCGTTGAAGATGTGGCGGTCATCACGAAGGGAAATCCGGAGCGATGCACGCTCGCCGAGATCCTTGCCGAGCGAGATCCGCGCCGGCGTGAAACTCACCGAGTCAATCAACGGGATGGCGTCGATATCCGCAGGCAGGTAGCCGGTCGGCATGGCGAAACGCCAAGTCTGAATAGCTTCCGGCGATTCAGAGACAAACGTCGGAATGTCGATCTCGATATAGGTAAGGGATTTCGTCATGTCACGCCTTCAAGATCCATCGAAAAACTCATCATGCCGTTGGCAAGCTGGTTCTGCGGCTGCGGATCATTCGTGGTCCAGACATAGCCGACCTCGTAAGGATAGCTCGACGGACGCCAGGCGAAAAAGAACGGCAGCTCCTTGGCCGCCACGCGGAACGGCTCAAGATAGGTGCGATACCAATCCGGCGTCAGATTTTGCATATCCACGTTCGTGCCGGTCTTTTCGCTAAGCACGATGCGCCCAAGGAAATCGCCGTTGATGCTGCGATGATTGGCGACTCTCAATTGCGTGCCGTAATTGACTGGCGTATGGCCGACATAGATGCGCCGTTGCAGGACAAGCAAAGCCCCGCAATAGATGACGGCCGCGCGTGGCGCGGCCGTTCCCGGCTGCATCCGGATGCGAATTGACGTGATGGCTTGCGGGGTAAACCGAAACAGCAGCGGCCCGTCATTCGGCGGAATGACATCGGCGATAATCTCGGTCCAGCTTTCCGGGCTGCCTTCATCGAGCGTCTCGACTGAAACGGCGATCTGCGCCGAATAGAAGTTGTGACGCGCGATCCCGATGTAATCGACAAGCTCCGCGGTATCGAGCGCAAAGGTCAGATAGTCGGCCACCGCCGGCGATGCGTCCGCGCCCTGCCAGCGTAGCGCCGTCGAAGGGTTGGCGACGTTCGAAGCGGGATTATCAGCAGCCGCGCTTGTGGCCATGACATTCGAGCTGGTGACAAGATTGCGCCAGCCGATCAGCGGATTGTCGGCATTGATGATCCCGCCGCCGGAAACACTGTCTGAAAGGACAAGGCTGCCGGAAATTACGACGGACATATTATGCCATCCTCACATTGAGCTGCGCGCCGTCGCCGATTGCGTCATTGAGGCCGTCGATCAGGCCGCGCATCTGGTCGCGCCCGAACGTCTGGCCGTGCACGTTGATGGTTGCCGTCTGCTGTGGCTGCGCTGGTACTGCGGCCGCACCTGCTCCGGCCGACGCCCCGGCACTGCTGCCCGACCCACCGCCACCGCTTTTCGTCGTGCGACGAATATTGGCGACCTGCGCGAAGCCCGCCGCCGCCTGAATGGCTGCCATTGCCGTTG